CTTCTGCCTCTGGAGCGACATCTACTGATTCAACGTTTACGTTTTCATCGGTCATGTTATCATTCTCCTTTTTAATAGTCTTAGAAGTATTAATGCCTTTAGCACTATCTACTAAGAACTTTATCATGTCAAGTTTGTCAGCATCTGACTTCTCGACAAAACCTATGTTTTGCATACTTGCACCAGTGACTGGGCTTAATGCTGTTTCTTCTTCTGAGATTGTTACTAATCCAGATTCTTTGTCCCAGAATACATTTTCTAGAATTGTTTCTGTACCCTCGCCTGTAATGGTGTCAACACCATCTACCTTTTCAACGGATAGGATGTTTGCAAACTGATTTGCTGGGCTATCGACAAGGGATAACTCAACCAAATCGTAGTCTTTAATAATTCTAATAGCGGAATCGCTTTTTTCATCATAGCCATCATCCCACTTATTCATCTTCCCACCAATTGAGAAGCCTGTGTATGTTCCATCAATAACTTTTTCCCACGCATCCTGGGCACCCTTTGAAACGTATGCTGATACATAAATACCCTGATAAAACTTCTTTGTCTCTGGGTCAAAATACTTGTCTTCTTTAAATGCTACCATTTTACCGATTGCTTTTGGCTGGTGCATTTCACGAATGTTACCACGGAATTTTGAGAAGGCTGAAATGGATGCTTCTGGGGTAACGATATCGTTCTGCTTGTCAATGTTATCAAGCGTGGCAAAACCAGATACAATTCTACGTTCTGCGTCTACTTTAGTAAGAGGCATAGAGATACGGACGTTATTTCCGTCAATGTCAAAATGTGCTTTTTGAATACTCATAGATTAATTATAGCCCCTTTTTGTGAAAGTGTTATACAAATGTTATTATACCACTTTTTTAAGAGGAGCGTCTCCCCTCGCCTTGAGCATTTCTACCTGCAGTTGTTGCTGTATTATCAGCCTGTGCCTGTTGGCGTTGGGCATCTCGTTCTCTGTTCCCTGCATTATTAGCGTTTGAATCTGCTGCTTGGCGAGCAGTAGGCTGAATCATTGAATCACTTTCTTCACGCTCTGGAAGATTAAGAAGTTCACGAGCCTCATTAGGAACCATAATCTGGTTCTTAACATAGTTGGTAAGAATCTGTGACTGAGCCAATTCATCAGTAAGTGTGAGTTCGTTAAACTTAAATTCTAAAACATCTGTCTTTTCACGAATAATCTTATTAAGAATCTTTTCAAGATTGCGTTGTGCTGGTCTTGCTACCTGCTCTTTAAATGTTCTGTCTTGTGCTAGTGAATCAGCGATTGACGATGAACTGCTACCGCCAAGTTTTGACAGCGGTACTTGGTGAGCAACAAGAATGTCATCACGGTTCTGGTCACGGTACTTTGAGAATGAGCCTTCTTGAATACCGTTCTCGATTGGTTCCATTTTGAACTCAACCTTGTTGCTATCTGAGTCTCCTGGCAATGGAATGTAAAGAGTTCTGTGTGACTGTCCTTTTAGACCAGTCTGCAAGAAACGGAACAACTTGTCTTCTGCTTCTTGTGTCAATTGTGCACCCTTGAGAGTAACGATGTAACGTGGCACAGCCTTATTATTAAAGTAATCAATGTTGTATTGTGATGCCAGCATGTCTCCTAGCAAAGATGGCATAGCAGCCATAATGTCTGGAACACCATAAAAAGTATTTAGAGGAGAGTATTCCTTGATGTGGATAATCTCGTTTGGTCGTGGGTCTTCGGTAATGTAGTTAATGTTCTTTGCCCCAAAGTTGCGGAAATAAACAACCTTGTTTGAAATGATTTGAACGTAACCATCACGCAATCTGCGAACACGCATTGTTGATGCAGGGATATGACCAATGTAGCCAATGTCTCCGCTAGTTGTTCTTCCAACCTCAATGTAGCCATTACCCATTGCGTGTACGTCAGTAAATACCTTTTCTAGAACTGAAGAAAAAGACTCGTCCTGATTTAGTCCCTCTACCCAATCCCTAAGTTGAACCTTAAGTCTTTCAATTCTGTTTCTGGCACGAGCCATTTGGTCTGCTGATGCAGCCTCTAGTTTAAGGTTTGTTTTGTCAGATACGATAAAATCATAGCCAAGACCAACTGTATTTTCTACCTTTGCGTCAATAGCAGCGTGGTTAGCAAAGGAAGTGTCATAATAGTTTGCAAGTTCGTAAAGATTGTATGGTGGGGTAATTACATCAAAGAGTGAGTATGCGTTGCGAAATACTATACCAGGGTTAATGGCATTTGAGCGAGCACCATTAGTACCCATCTGGATTGCACCAGCAGACTCTAGATAGGCATCATCGCCCAAAGCCTTAGACATTCTAGAACTTCTACGCTTAAAGTTAGTCTGCATACCAGAAAGACCCTTTAGTTCGTCCCATGATTTTGTAAATGGGTCCATAGAGGCAAATTCGTTTACAGCCTCTTGAGCCTCATCTAGTCTTGCAGGAGTGTTAGCATACTCATAATAATTCATTAATCGTCACGTCCGTACAGGTCTAGAGTTTTCTTGGCATCTACCATTGCACCTAGGTCTGTTTCTGAAGGAATATATCCCTGAGCCATTCGGTCAATTTGTTCACTATACTCCTCATCGGATACCTTGCGAACATTAGCAAAGAATACTGCCTGACCATCTGGCTGTCCTAGCCAAGCAGCCTCGTTACGAAGTAGGGCAATTCTTGATTCATCGCCCTTCATAGAGTCAATGCTTAGGGCATTTCCTTCTCCATCGGTAAACATTTTACCTGAGCGTAGTTGCCAAACATAGATTCCATAGTCTGAAAAAGGCTCTTCTACGACAGAAACTCTTGTTTTGCCAATTTGGTTGGGCATGACTTGACCAATATCTTTTGTAGTATCTATATTCATAACCACTAGTATACCATATTATATCGGAATGGATGTAATTGTTTGCTTTGAAATATCTGGATAGTAGTCATATCCTGTTTCTATGAGTGCCAAACTGTACTCTGGTCTGCTTTGACCAATAAGTCTATTTGTTCCAGTAAACATAGAATAAGAATCTACAGGAGATATTGATGAAAGGTTTGGCAACTGTTCCCATGTATATGTGTTTGATACATGTTGCCAAGTATATGGAACTATTAGTTGCCAACCGTTTCTTGCCATTTGTTCTGGTGTAAATTGATAGTAGGACAAGTTGTCGATTGATATACCGCCAACTAAGTCAAACTCTCCTTCAGCACCATCAAAAATCAATGGGTTTGAGAAAACTATGGTCAACGTGTACCACTTATTTGTGTATATGCTTGGACTTGCTTTTAATTCTCCATTGAGATAGTATTTGATGTCTTGATTAGTAACTCCGTCAGAGATTGCAGATAGCGTTGCTGTGTCTCCATTACCAGTTCTAGTTAGGTAGAATTTTACAGTTTTGTTGTTTGCCTGTATCTCAAAAATTTGTTCTGATGCATTTGGAAACTTTGCATAGAATGGAGAAGAACTAGTATTTAATTCTGCATTATAGAAAATTGATAGTTGCAAAACATTTATGTTAAAGAAACTATTTAGACTTTCATTAATTGGCATCTTGATTCCACGATAAACTCCAGCGGTTGTAGTTCCAAGCCCTACCAATCTAATTCCAGAATCTCTTGCCATATAGATATATGGATTATCTTTTTTATTAATCAGAAATGGGTTGTAAGCCTTGTAGTCATATAGCCTTGTAGAAACTGGAATAGTGTATGTGTATGGTACTAGTTTGCTACCAAACCTTGTACCTATTGGATTCTCTGCATTTGCGTTATATGCTTGTGATGCTAACTGCATTTTTTGAATAGTTACCACGTTATTTTGTGTATCTGCTACATCAAAATCTAAATGAATAACTATTGTGTGTTCTTTTAGGTCTATGCCTGTTGGTGGATAGATTACAAAGTTATCTGTAATCTCGTATTTTTCTGTTGCCCAAGATGCTCCTGGAACTAAAACCCTTTCCGAACTTGCTTTTACAATTGTAAACACAGAATCTTGTTTGTACGCAGAATTGAGTGGCTCAAAGGTGACGTATGTCTTTACGCTGCTTTCGTAGTTTGTTGTATCGAGATAAGTTGAGTCTAAAAGTATTGGCGATTCGTAATCATAATTAAATTGAATAAAGTCAAACGTGTAGGTGTCATTTCCATTAGTATCTTTTACAGTTTTACAGAAATGTGTTAGTGGAATATCATTTTTCCAGTATCCGTTTGTGGCAACTGAAAGTCTGTAGGCTCCGTCAACATACTCTAGTTTGTCCCTGTATGACTTAATATCGTAACTGCCAGTTATCGCATTTTGTCTGGCTTCGATTCCAGATGGATTTGAGTTTATGTTAGTTGGATGGTTAAACGTACCAGAGGTCAGGACAAGGGTTGGCTTTTTTTCTAAATTTTCTGCTGTTAAGAATTTTACAGAACTAATGTTTGCTAAACATGTTTTATTTACAGTTAGGTCATCGTTTCCACCAATGTAAACAGATAGGTCTTTTTGGTTTGCAAAAAAGTTTAAGACATTTGACCCTAAGTTGTTCTCTATGCAATATGCTGTAAATTTGTCTATGTCTAGTCCTATAATAAATTTATAAACGCTGGCATCTAGAATTAGGTTTGTTGCTGGTGCAAGTTGTTCAAGTATTGTGTATTCCCCAGTTGCATCAATTTTTATCTTATAATAAATATTGTTGCTGTTTACGCTGATAGTAAATGTTGCCCCATTACTATTGTTTACTAATTTAAATAGTATTTGTTCTGATGATGGTAGGGCAGAATAACTTCCATGCATATAAAATGCTTTTGTGGTAAAGTTCATCATTTCTAGACTATCTAGTTTTAGGTTTGATGATGCTGGCAAACTGAAGGTTGTCCCAGAGAAAGAGATAGCAGAACTAGTGGCACAATTAAATGTTGGTGGGGTATATTGAAAATTAGACAAGGCATACTGTTCTACATTTAGATTGTTATTTTTTGATTGTTTCCAGTTAGAGTTTGTTGTGTAGTTATAGTTATTTGCATAGTTTGATTTAGAATAATCGATAATTGCTGATTGTCCGTCAAATGATTTTATGACGTTCTCTTGAAAAGAAACTCCTTGACCAAAGGCAAACCTTCTCAAAGCCTGGCTTCTGTCAACATTGTAAGGATAAATGCAAATACAGTCATAGGTTCCAGGACCAAAAACTATAGAGTCGCTTGACGGTAACAAAGCGATATCGCTATCTGACAATGACAATGATATTAATAGTTCTCCGTTTACGATAAGTAGGCGTACATTGTCATAACTGACTATTTGAATCAGGAACGGTCTATTGAAATCTTTGATGTATGCTGTTTTACTTTGAGTCCCCACTTTTAAAATAAGTGATGTTTGATTTACATAAAGACCACTATCGCTAGTATCTCCTACTGGTCCAACTATCTTTCGTCTTCCTAGATATGGCTTATCTATCTTTGTCCAGAATTCTAATGTATTTTTTGCATATTTTGCTCTTGAACTAAATACCCCGAAAGATGGTAAAGTGATTGTCTCAGAGTTTCCAGATAAGAAAACAGAGTAGTCGGAACCATATACGATAGGGGCAACCTTTTCAATAGAAATACTAGAGTCTATCTCTGCTGCATCCTTTGATGTATTATAAGCATCGAAATATTTTGGATTTACAGCAAATGCATCGATAAAAGAATCTCCTAAAACATATACTGCTCTGGGATGTTCTGCAATTATTTTGTCTGCATAATAGTGAGATTTAGTAGTCATATGTACAATTCTACCACATAAGAAAATACCCTGCCAAGTTAATGACAGGGTATCTTACTTATTTAGTTTTTATCTGGAATTTTGATTTCACAGTAATCGGTGGTGCAGTAGGCTTCGCCTTGTGCTTCCAGATTGTC